TGGCTCAGTTGCGCCAGAAGCATTAGAAACTAAAACATTGCTTATTTTATATCCATTCCATATAGGAATCTCATTTGAAGTAGCTTGAAATTGTGAGCTTGTAGCACTATCAACATTATTTTGATAATAAAAGAAAGGCATATCAAATGGACTTAGATGATTGTATTGAGTTTCAACACTTCTAAATATAGGTAAGAAATCAAACGAGCCTCCATATCTTTTTATATTAGTTCCCTCTGATGTTGTATAACTTGTACTTCCATAAGCAGCTATGGTAGTGCCACTATTTTTGTAATACTTTCTAAAGTAATGTGTGTTTGGTGCTTTCCAATTATCATAGTTATTCACTTGTATTAAGTGCCATTTGCCATCAGATAAAAAGCATCTCATTCCCCAAGCCTTACAAACATTATCTAATAACTCAAAAGAGCTTTTAAATTTTTTTGTGCCAGTCTCTTCGTCTACATCAACATAAGCCATAAAGTTAAACCTACTAGAAACTAATGGGTCTCTATTAGCTTGGCTAGTCATAGTGTCTGTAGTCCATTCTACAGATGTTATGATATAATCATCAGATACACCCCAATAATAGTCTTTTAAACCTATCTGATTGTTAAAGATATTTTGAAAGTATGTTAAAGTTTGGAAACTAGAAGGAGTACTATAACCAGTATCTATATTAAAGTCTATATCTCTTAAAGGAGCTAATCCACATACAGCAGTTAATTTGATTCTAGTTGGTCTAGAAATATCTTGCTCTGGAGATATATCGTTTAGTAATAAACCAGCCCAATAAAGCTCATAAGTTACATCATCAGTACTTTTGAATATAGACATATCAAAGCCACCATAAACAGAGCCTCTAATATCATTAACTATAGCTTGTTCTCCCTCTTCTGTTACTAATATATCAAATGTTACCTCACTTGGAATTAAACCAGTAAAACGATTGTCATTGTCAGTCTGATAGGTTAAAGTAAAACCATCAGCACCTAGCTTAGGAGTATAGGTAGTTGATGAAATAGCGTTATTGTTATAAACGTCTATTCTATAGTAAGTGCCATTGTCACTCTGTAAACTTAATTCTAGTTTCTTTTGTCTGCTCATTAGTAACCTCTTGTTCTATTTCTATTTGCTTGTGCTCTATCTGAACTTAGTAATATATCAGCTCCACTTATTACACCAAAGACTTCTGTTGTACCTCCAGTATTTATCATTGACCTAGCTCCTACACCACTTAATAAGTCTGGAGTTTCTCCTACAACAGACCTTCCAAAAACGTCTCCTATACCACCAAATCCTCCTATATCTTTCAATCCCATTAATGCGCCCATACCTGTACCTCCTAGCAAAGCATTGAATATAGCTGTTACTAATAAAAGACTAAGCATTTCATTTACAGCTCTTTTGATTCCGTCTATAAGGCTAACAAAAAAGCCATCTGTACTCTGTAAAGCAGTTACAAAAGCTCCTTGAATACTAGAGCCAAATTGTCCAAAGATAGAGTTCATTTCTTGTACTGCTAAATCAATACCAGAAACACTTTCCTCAAATTCTTCTACTATTGGTTCTAATGTTGCAAAATCATTTTTTACTTCTTTTAATGCTATTGATGTTACCTTTATAGATTCAGCAAATTGTAATTGACTAGCTTCTAGTTTATCAATAGCCATTTGTCTTTTACGTTCTTCTTCCTCTGGAGATACTTGTTTTTTAGGTACAATCTTTGTTCCTTTAAAAGCTGCTGTTCTTCTTCTTAGTTCTTCAATAGTAAATACTTGACCAGATTGGTCTTGTATTGAAAAATCTAAAGCTATATCTTCTTCCTTTTTAAGTAGTCCTAGTTTTTCTAATAGACCTTCAATAGATGTTTTAACATTGTCAAAAACAGTAGTTAAATCATTCCAATAAGTATAAATACCTTGAGCAGCTAATATTACACCAGCTATTATCTTACCTTGTGGAGTTAAGGCTACTAAAGCCTTCCCTATATTTATTAAAGCTGGTAATAAACTACCTAAGAAAAATAGTCTCAACTTAGAAAATGCTGTAATCATTTTACCAGCTACGGTTATTATTGGTCCTAATACTGCTGCAAATCCAGCTACTTTTAAAGCTGCTGTTCTTTGTTCACTAGAGAATCTATTGGTAAACTTAGCTAAGTCTCTAAGTCCACTAACCAAGTCTTTAGCTAAAGGTAAAATCTCAACTCCTAGTTGTACTGCTACATCCTCTAACTCTGCTTTTAGTATTCTTAATTGATTAGCAAATCCATCAGAAGTCCTTGCAAAGTCTCCAACAGCGTTTTGACTTTGTTGTAATGCTAGTTGATAAGTTAAAGTAGCTTTCTCTACTCGTCCTAATTCTTTAAATACCAAACCTTGTTCAGCAGCAAAGGACTTTAAATCTGCTTCTGTTATTGCTATTCCTAATTGCTTAATAGATTCTCTTTCTCCTAATAGTGCCTTAGTCAAAGCCTTACTAGCTGCTTCAGCTCCTCCTTCTACATTAGTGAAAGATGCTAAATCTACTGCTAGTTTATTTACCTCTTTAGATAGCTTTAATGCTTCTTCTTGTGTAAATCCAAAACCAGTTAATAAATCTCCAGTATCAGAAAGTAATTGCATCGAAGCCCTAGAACTTAATCCAAAGCTATCAGATAACTCTTTTGATGCTGCTTGAGCATTGTCAGATATATCTTTAAATACAGTATTAAATTTAGATTGGGTTTCTTCAAAGTCAGACGCTAACTTAACAGCAGCAGCACCAAGACCTACAACTGGAAGCGTAATGTTTCTAGTCATAGTATCTCCAAAGCCTTGCATTTTTTTACCAAATCTTTGAATAGACCTAGTAGACTTTCTTAAAGCACTTTGAAACTGCTTATCGTTTAAGGATAATTTGACGCTTAATGTTTTCTCAGCCATTGTCTTTGTTTAACAATTCGTATTTCTTTTTAATATATTCTGCCCTTTTCTTTTGTTTCTCGATGTCAGTCTTAACTTGTTTCTTCTCCCAATCAAATTTAATTAACTTGTCTGGAGTTAGGTTTTGTCCTTTCTTAGTGTGTGGCTGTAAATTAACACAAGCCAACCATCTTACTCTCTCCCATTCCCATTGCTGTTCTTTCTCTACTCTATCGTTTACGCCTTTCTGCATACAGATAAACTCGTGAAAAGTTAAACTCCAAAAGTCTTGAGGAAGTAATCCGAAGCCATAACCTATAGCCTCTAAGCTATCCCAAGTTACTTCTTTTTCTTCGCCCCTTTCGGAGCTTTCACGTTTCCCTCTGTCTCAAATTTAGCGGAGAATTGATTAGAGAATATCTCTAGCACTTTATTTAGTGCGTCAAAATCTTCGTCTAGCAAGTCTGCGACATCATCAACATTTAAAGAACATTCTTGACCACTCACTCTTGAGCCGTCTTTTATTCCGTTTAGGATTAGATAACAAGCATCATCTAAGCTCATACCATCTCCTAGCTTATCTAAGTCAGCTAAACTTCTTCCAGTATCTTTACAAAATAACCTCAACGAGTTCATTCCAAATCTTACTGGGTAATCCTTTCCGTTTATTATTACAATTTCGTACATATCTTTGTTAGTTTAAGTTTTTGCTAGTTGGGAGACGTGCCGTAGCACAATCCCCAACCAACAAAGAAATTATTTATGATACAAATGATTGAGTTATAGCTCCAGTACCTTCTAAAGATACGGAATAAGTAGGAGCATCTTCTACACCACCACTAGCCTCAAAACTTGTTACAAATGCAGAACCAGTATAGTAAGCATCGCCAGTAGTTTCTCCACTATATTTAAAAGTGAAAGTTGCTGCTGTTCTTGCTAACATCTGAGTTACTAAATCACTTGGGTCTGTTGTAGTTCCAGCAGTAGGAGATACATCATATACACCATCAGCAGAAATACTAAAAGACTTTTGACCACCTAACAAATCTCTGAAACCAGCAGAGTCTTTTGTTGAGATGTCTATTGTATCTACATTAATACTTAAACTTACATTTTGTGCGTGTAGCAGTTTGTATTCTGCTGCAACGCCATTTACTTCTTGAATTTCGATAATTAAATCGGTTCCATTGAAAATTGCCATCGTTTTTTAATTTTTAAATTTATAATTAGCTAATATTTAAATCATCAGAAGATTCGATTTTCTTCTTAGATTTCTTTTTGGGTTTGCCTAAAGCATCATTGAATATTAATATTCTATAGATTTTTTGACTTACCTCATAAGACTCGTCTTTCGTATATTCTACTCCTCGAATCTCAATATCTTTTTTTATATATACTTTATACATATCTATCTATTTATGTTAAATCTGTAATCTTGTGCTATACCATATAAACCAATACTACCAGCACTATCATCGTATAGCTCATTCTGGTCTTGGTAAAAAATCTTGTCAA